AGTAGCGATGCTGCGCGCCCTGTCCCAGAGCGGAAAACAAATATGGCTCTGGACCGGGCGTACCTCACATGTCGAAGCCATGACCAAAATCTGGCTGGAACGCCACTCAATCCCGTACCACCAACTCCTGATGCGCCCCGAGGGAACTTTCCTGAGCGCCGCCAGTCTGAAGAAGAGGTGGCTCAACGACTCCCCCGTTCCCAAAGAACGAGTTATCTGCGCATTCGAAGACGAGCCCCGAATCGTAGAGATGCTGACCGGTGAGGGCCTAACCGTCTTCCACGTCCGCCGACCTGAACCGGAGTTCGAATGAGGAGAAGTCCTATGTCACGCTGGACTTGTATTTGCCAAGACTGCGGAGAAGAGATTGAGCCAGAGTTGGAGGAGAACGAACGCCTCAATGAACACGGCACCGAGATAACTTATTGGGTTCCCGTCTGCCCGGAGTGCGGATGGCAACTCGACGAGGACCAGTCGATGGATTGGTTTGCGCAACAACGCAAGGAGGGAAATTAGATGTTCGAAGATTTATATGAAGGGCAACCGCCCTCACGCCACCTCGACGTGAAGTGGCACGGCGATGACAAGTGGAACTTGTTCGACTGCGAGGGGCATCCAATGGTGCTTCTCTTCACAGGTAACTCCGTCGAAGAGTGCGACTCCTGGCTCATCACCAACAGACCTGATGTTGACTTCGTCTACATCGAGAAGGGGCAATCATGATCGTCTGCTACAAGTACCCGGCGCCTGAGTTCCGCACCGCCCCCGAGGAGCCCAAGCCCAAGCACCGTGCTGGCCTCGACCCCGAGGAAGTAGATTGGGAAGCGCACAAAGCATTTATGAGAGGAGAAGGGTGATGCCATGCTCTGACAACGGGCAAGATGAGCACGAGAACAAGTTGATGTACGGTCTCGATATTTCCAGTGCCGACCTAGCAGCAGCAGTGGCTTGCGAAGTCTTACACAAAGCTGCCGAGGCTGGCCTCATCCCCCAGTGTAGTAAGACCGTTCAACTCTGGTGGAAGAACCACCAAGCCCGCGACGAGGAACGCCGCAAGACGGGATGGCCCCTTAAACACAGGAACTTACCATGATCTTTTACAAACACGAATGTGTAGATAACGACCTGTCTAGGGCAGGCGTCTATACAGCCTTCATCACCTACGATGCCCGGACCCATGAGACGGCCTTCTTCAATGTCGTCTCTCGTGGAGAGTCCCCCGAAGACGGCGACATAGTTCCCTTCACCAAGCACCAGGTGGCCGTAGTCGAACGCCGCTACCTCGACTGGTGCGCTGCTCACCCCGACAAGGCTGTCGCCGCAGTAGGCGGGGCCGTGGTCCACTTCAACCGCGAAGCATACGAAGACTTCATGAGGTCGCTATGACTCAATGGGCAACGAATCCCTATACCCCCTACGGGGCGCAGATGGCTTCCCCCCACAACATCCAAGTGGGGGATCGCTTCCATTACGACGACACCTCCATCAATCCCAACACCGCCGACATCTTCGAGGGGGAGGTGATATCGGTGATGAGTGCGGATGTCTTCCGTGCCAAGATCACTTCGCGGCAGGCGCAGAGTTTCTATGGAGGAACCGAGGTCTCACTGTCCTCGGCCAGCCGCTACATCACGTGGTACGCCAGTCTACTGGCGCCGCCTCTGCAAACGTCTCGGGAACTGCCCAACGGCTTCGACTACGACGCCCACAAAGACTTTATGAGGAACCTCTGATGTCGTTTCGCCCTGAAGGTCCACTTGATGCCCGGATCATGGTCATCTCGGATGCCCCAGATTTCGACAGGAAGGGGGTGCCACGCCCTTTTGGGCAGAACCCTGGGGAGTTGCTAGGGCGCATGCTTGCGGAGGCCGGGATAGCCGTTTCCTCGTGCTTCGTGACGAGCGCCGTGCGTGAACGTCCGCCGGGGAATAAGATCGAGTTGTGGGCGCCCCCCACAAAAAAGGGGCAGACCGAGTTGGCTCCGAAAACGGCGTCGAGTGCCAAGGCCGCATCGTTCACCGCTACATCAAGGAAGGCTATGAAAAGCTCCAAGAGGAAATCGCCCTCGTTCAACCCCGGCTCATTGTTGCGCTGGGTAATACTGCTCTTTGGGCTCTTACTGGCCTCGTTTCTGTTTCTAAGTGGCGTGGAAGCACTCTTACTGTGCCTTCCCTTCCAGGGGTAACAATTGTTCCTACTCTGCACCCTGCCTCTGTCCTACGCCAGTGGTCTACACGCCCCATCGTCGTGCAAGACTTGCGGAGGGCCGCACAAGCCGCAACTATCCCTCCTGTTAAGCCCGCATGGAGGTTTGCTATACGACCTTCATTGCAGCAGGTGCGAGAAACGATGGCGAATCTGGAAGCCACGCTTGATGCAGCTACCGCCCCCCTCGTCCTCTCGACCGACATAGAAACTCGCGCCCAGCACATCACTTGCTTGGGCATTGCCTGGAGCAAGCTCGATGCCATTTGCATCCCATTCCTCTCTGTCGACCGTCCAGACGGCTATTGGTCACAGGACGATGAGGCTGAGATTGTCTACCTTCTCTATCGGGTTCTCACGCACCGTAACGCATTGGTCATCGGACAAAACTTCATCTACGACACTCAGTATATTCTGCGGCATTGGGGATTCGTACCACGCTTTGGGCGTGACACTATGGTCGCCTTCCACGTTTGCTTTCCGGGAATGCCGAAGTCCCTCGACCATATCGCGTCGATGACTAACGAGTGGTACGTGTATTGGAAGGATGATGGCAAGGAATGGGACAAAGGAGCAGACCAAGATGAAGATCGTTATTGGACGTACAACTGTGAGGACTGCGTTCGGACTTATGAGGCCGATGAAGTTCTTCAGACCGTTGTGGATAAGATGGGACTGCGTGGACCACACGACTTTCAGCAGAAGCTATTCTATCCAGTGCTGCGTACTATGGTTCGGGGTGTACGCATCGATAAGGCACGACAGACTGCAATGCGAGCGAGGCTGAACCACCATGCGAAGGAATGTATCCAGGCTATCGAGCAGATGGTGGGGTGGCCGCTCAACCCTAAGTCGCCCAAGCAAATGCAGAAGTTCTTCTACGAAGAGCTTGGCTTACCGGTCCAGAAGAAACGCGGTTCTATCGGTCCATCGTGTGACGACGCAGCGCTTGATACGTTCCGCGCAAAAGTTCCATACCTCCGACCGCTGGTTGATGCTATCAAAGAGTTTCGCTCTTGTGAAACCGTCGCAGCGAACGCGTTGAAGGCAGGAGCAATAGGCCATGATGGAAGAGTCCACTGCTCCTACAACATAACTGGAACAACTACGTTCCGTTTCTCGTCCTCTACGGACGCCTTTGGTAGCGGGTATAACCTGCAAAACATTACTGCTGGAGATGAATGATGTCAGTACGTGACGGTGTCAACAAGTTTGTGTCGGTGTGCTTTAAGGCTTCCTACAATGCTGGATGGTGGACGGACTTGAAGACGGGCGAGAACCTCTGCGCCCCGGAGAACCTCAAGAAGTATCGCATCGTGCAGGAGAAGCTGTGCCTCATCCACTCGGAGGTTAGCGAGGGGCTCGAAGGTTATCGCAAGAACCTGATGGACGACAAGCTCCCGCACCGGACGATGCTGGAAGTGGAACTGGCTGATGCCATGATTCGCATTGGCGACTTGGCCGGTGCCCTCGACCTCGACTTAGGTGGCGCCATCGAAGAGAAGCTGGCCTTCAACGCAGTCCGCCCCGACCACAAGGTCGAGAACCGTGCTGCTGAAGGCGGCAAAGCTTTCTAAGGAGACCGCCATGCCGAAAGCCTCAACCCGGACCTCGGCTGGCGCGTACTTCTCGCGCTGGCTGAAGAAGTTCCGACTTGACTACAACTACACCGTATCGGGGCTCACCGATGTCACCGGCATAGCGGAGCGGTCCCTGCACGCCTACGAGGGCAATGAATTCGACCCCACCCTTAAGCACCTTATTGTGCTTAGCGTCTTCAGTGGGGTTTCGATTCCTGATATGGTAGGGGTCCGAATCACCGGCCTACCCCCCAAGATGGGAGGTGTGCGCTACAACTACCGCACCGGGGACTGGACCGCCAAGTTCGTAAGCGGCACCAAGGGGGGCAACGCTTACCTGGGCCACTTCACCACTGAGCAGCAAGCCCTAGACGCCATTCAAAAGCAACGGAGAATTCACAGTGGCAATCCCAAACTGCCGAGAGATGTTCATACCGGACAATGGACGGGAGATGTTCGACCTGGACTTGGACTCAGCGGACCTGAGAATAGTGACGTGGGAGTCGAACTGCCGGGGGATGAAAGACCTGTTCGCGGCAGGAGTAAAGCCTTACGTAGCCGTCGCGCAGGAGTATTACCACGACCCGTCGATCACGAAGTCCCACCCGGCCTACCAAGTCTTCAAGAAGCTGTGCCACGGGACCAACTACATGGGGAAGCCCCCTACGATAGCCGGACAGTGTGGCCTTTTGGTCAACGATGTGACACGGATTCAGAAGTGGTACTTCGAGAAGTTCCCGGAAATTAAGCAGTGGCAAGAGCGCCTCACTAAGAAAGCGGAGCGCACTGCCACGATGGAGAATGCTTTCGGCTATCGGCGCAGGTGGTTCGACCGGGTCGAGGGCAACATCATCAACGAAATGGTGGCATGGATTCCCCAATCCACCGTAGCCATCATCATCAACCACGCCTACACAAACATCGATGCGAACCTACCTGATGTGGATATATTGCTTCAAGTACACGACTCTCTTACTGGGCAGTTTCCGCTGGAAGATCGTGAGAAGCATATCGCGGATATCACCCGCGAAAGTACCATTGTCGTTCCTTACCCTGATCCTCTTATCGTCCCTGTTGGCCTGAAGCTATCGACGGATAGTTGGGGGCGTTGCAAATGAGAAAGCTAGATAACTGGCTCGACGAGTTCGTGCGCTACGGACAGGTCGGGGAAGCACCGGATCACCTCCTCTTCTGGACGGGGGTGTCTACTATTGCAGGCGCATTGGGGAGGAAGGTATGGCTAGAGCAGGGATTGTTTCGTTGGTACGCAAACTTCTACGTGGTCCTCGTTGCTCCCCCTGGGATCATCTCGAAGACAACGTGTGCTGGTATCGGTGTGAAGTTGCTGCGCCAAGTGGACGAGGTGTTCTTCGGGCCGAATGTCGTTACGTGGCAAGCATTGGTTTCGTCCTTCAAGAAAGCGAACTCAGTTACCGAGGAGGGTCATGGCGAGTCTATTGAGACCCATTCACTCAACATTTTTTCTGGGGAGTTTGGAAACCTGCTGACCCCGAACGACCGGGAGATGATGGACATGCTGGTGTCCCTATGGGACTGCGCATCGATCTACAAGGAGACGAAGAAGGATGGCGCTGAGTCGATTGAGAACACCTTTCTCAACCTGATTGCATGCACTACGCCCGGGTGGATTAGCGGCAACATCCCCCCGTACATGATCGAGGGCGGGTTGGTGAGCCGTATCATCTGGGTCTATGGGGAAGAGAAGCGGAAGCTGGTTGCCTACCCCGGCTTAGCCTTCAACACGGCGGCAAGTGAGATGCGCAGGCAGGAGATTCGCCTCGTCGAGGACCTCCGTGCTATCTCCAAACTGAAGGGCGAGTTCGGCATGACGGAGGAGGCTATCGCTTGGGGCGAGGAGTGGTATCAGGCCCACTACTTCCTCCACAAGAAGGGCGCCGATGACGCACGCTTCGGGGGCTACCTCGCCCGGAAGCAAACCCATATCCACAAGCTGGCGATGATCCTATCCGCCGCCCGTGGCGATTCCATGCTCATCACCGTCGAGGACCTACAAAATGCTGAGACCCATATCACCGCGCTGGAAGCCAGCCTGCCGCAAATCTTCGACCGCATTGGGAAATCTGAGACATCATCGCAGACTGATCGACTACTCTCATTTATCGGGCAACATGCGCAAGGAGTGCCGATGGCTACGGCTTATCAGCATGTACACAACTACTTCCCCAAGCTTGATGATTTCCAAGCGGTGGTCAAAGGGCTTAAAGCTGCGGGTATGGTGAAGCAGAGGGTTGAAGGAGGAACAATCCTCCTCCACCTTTAGAGAGCGGCGATGAAGAAGAGGCGGTTCGTCCACCCCTTCCCGTAATTCGCCCACACCCCTAGACCTTCGAGGTGCTGAAGATGCAACGTGAGATATTCGTGATAGCGGGTGGTATCGAAACTGCGCAACGCTGTGAGCGTTTGTGGCCCAAATACCCCATCGACCGGCACACCTACAAGCTGCTGGAGCAACTTAACCGCCGCTGTCCCCCCACTCATGACACAGGCATTGAAGTACCAAAGGTCAAGGTGTGCTGGCATCTGCCCACATTGCCATTTCAGCCAGTAGTCTTGGTAGTAGATGGCCGACGCCTGAGCCTCGGTGAGGTTGGCGATATCGAGGTTCGGATAGGAAGCCTTCGAGATGCCGAAGTTGGTCTCACCTCCGGGGTCCGAGGGGTCATTCACATACCCCCCTTCCAGTTCGAGGATGAATGGTACACAGTAGTCAAAGTTGATATTGCACATGACTAGCCCTTGTTGGTGATGGCGCGGTAGACCTCGATGGCCGCCGCTGCCGCCGCTACGATCCAGCCCCCGGCCTTGGCGAACAAGAGGGCGGTGCGCCCCAAGGAGACCACGTCAAGAACCCGATCCAACTTCTGGTCCAGGCTCTTGCACTCGGCCTCCACCTTCTGCTCTAGCGCAAAGACTCGCTGCTCTAGTTGCCGTAACTGTTCCATCATGGCCCCTTACGGTTGGAGGTATTCGATACGGAAGTTGGTGGAGATTCCGCTGGCGGCGACCGTGCAGGTCCCGGCTGGGCTGATGAAGGCGCGGACGGAGAGGGACTGTCCCGCTGTCAGCGCCGTCAATATATCCACCGAGACCGTGTTGATGTAGGCAACGCCCGCCGACTGGTTCTCTGATAGCTCTCCTATCGCGACAGCACCGCCCGCCGCTTGAATGATAACCTCCAAGACCGCAGGGGTAACCGCCGCTGTGGGGACATTACTCAGTAGCAACGTAGCCGACACCCGGTACAATCCACCCCACGGAGCGGTGTAGACTTCGGTGCCCGTGTTGTACGCGGAGAAGTTGTCGTACTCGACGGTATTAAACGCCACCGCAGTTTGAGTATTGGCCGAGATGGTTTGCGGCGTGCTGAGGCTAACCATTGTCAGGGGGCGATTCCCCGGCAACTCGGGTTGCCCTTGGAAGATGTGTCCCATTATTGCGACTCCAGCCCGCTGACCGTTAGGGACAGCCCGGTAGCAGAGGCGGCGGTTGTTATCGTATCCCCAGCATTCAACACCAGGGTCCCCGTCCACGTCATAGTTTGATTGGGTGGGATGGGGGTAAGGACGAAGATGGGCGACCCTACCGGAGCGCTGAGACTGAAGTTGACGGAGATGGTATTGGGATTCGCCACCGTGATGCACTTCACCACATCCTGCCTGGAGGCAGGAACCGTGTACTGCACCGTTGAAGCCACAACAACCGACACGTTGACCTGCCGGATATATTGAACAATCGTGAAGGCCATGCTGGCTCCTTAGAGAGGCACGAGAACAGAACAGATAAGCAACAGATCGTCCGGTGCAATCTTGCTGTCCGGTGTCGATGGCTTGTAGATGGCGCCCGAGTCAATCAACCCTGCTGTCACCAGTTGCGAACAGAACCAGTTCGAGGGATTGGACCAAGCGGCGCCGAAGAAGAAGGCGAGGATGGCGAGTTGATTGTACTCGCGCCCGACTTGCTTCATCAAGAACGCGTAGTACTCTTGCTCAACCGCATTACTCACCGGCAGGACCACACGGCGAGTCTGGTAGTCAAGCACGTAATCGGCGGGGCGAATCTGCACCCCTTTGGGAACACCCATCACAACGTCGCTGCGGGCGCCAAGCAATCTCCCATCCGGGAGGACAGTGTCGACGTGGCTGTAGAGGCCGTGGTCGAACCACCTTATCAATTGGGAACCGAAGTCCCCGTTCGAGGTGAATTGGAGAGTGATGGCGCCCATAGCTTTAGGTTGCGGAGCCGGTGATGGTTGCGGCGACTTGAGCCGGGGTGGCCGGGGTCGTCAGCTTGGCGCCGAGGTTCGTCCAGATGGCGGACACGAGGGCCGCAGCAGAGGTAACTGCCGTGCCTTCGAGGTTGGGCAGAGCCGCCGTCAAAGCAGCCACCGCAGCAGCACCCTTGATAGGCGCCGACAGCGGATTCAGCCACGCTTGCGGATTGGCTTCGATGTCAGCCAGGGTCGCCACGACGATGGGATTGATAGCCTGGAAGGCTTCGTTCCCAAACAGCGTTGCCAGTTGTTCAAACACGGTAGATGCAGTATCGGTAGATGTGGTCATGATTTCCTCAATTGGAAGGAGGTGGGGGTAACACCTGTACAGTAGGCACAGGATCGGGGCTCTGCTTGCCGACGAGGTGCACAGCTAACCCCACCAGCACGTACTTGATGAAGTCGATGAGGTCGCCCGATAAGGCTACATGCGCCACGTCGAGATAGACCCACACCCCGAAGAGGATAAGGCCGACCGCAAACTTCAGGTAAAGCAATTGAAGACTGTTGCTCATTTTACTCTCCTGTGCTAGGCACGCGGAATTATATCACTGGGACAGGAATCCAGTGTAGATGCCCAGTTGGTGGGTGTAGGAGAGGGAGTCGGTCACCACGCCCGTTACCGTGAGGTTGCCGCCCACCGTCTCGCTGCCCGTCACGGCCAAGTTCCCCGTGACCGTAGTCGTGGGAGGAGGCCCTGCCGAGAAGGAGATGTTGGTGGTCGCCGCCTGTACCCCCGTGATAGCCTGCCACGCTTGGTAAATCCAGTCCGTGAAACTCCCCAGTCCCGTCAACTGCTGGGTCGGTGGTTGCTGCAACGGTTGTGCCATTAGAAACTCCACTCCTTAGCAAATCCCATAGCCTTCAAATCCTTGATATGCCCCTCACAACGATCACCAATATCATGACGATAGGCGGGACTATTAGGAATCTCCAACTGTTTAACCACACGGTACGCATCATCCTTAGCATCGCTGACAGATGCACCAGTACCAACCACAACAAGAGGCCACTCCCCCGCAGTGCAGAATAAATCTCGTGCTTCCCATTTTCCATTCTCGAAGACCTCATGCTCCTTCGCCATGACCTCCACGAGGTGGACGTTCTTCCAGTTCTTGTGGTCGATGCCGAAGAGCGGGATGCCGTCGACTTCCTCGTGGGGGATGTGGCAGTGCGGGAAGGAGGGTCCGACTATGCACACCCCGATGCAATGGTCATATGATACGCGAAGAGAGTCTTTCCCGTGGACGAGGTCGTAAATCCATGTGGCCGGGTCGCCCTTGTGGAGGTGCTGGTTCAGGTAGAAGGCGGGCCAACCGCAGCGCATGGTGAATTCCAGGGGCCACGGCACCCCTTTCTCATCGATCATCACCGATACGTCGATGTTGCCGCAAAACTTGATGGCCTTGAGAGCTTGCTCTAAGGGGCGGAGGACCATGTCTCCAAGCGTGCTGTGGTCGACGTACTTCATTGCCGTTCCCATTTCGCCTGTATTCATTCCGATGTCGTGGGCAAAGAGCTTCTTGTGTTCGAAATTTTCTTCGGTCACGCTACTAAAGCCGTGCGGCCCAAACCACGCACCACAGGCAAACTCCACCCCCTTCATCTTGTCCTGAAGGATGAAGTCCTGCTTAGCTGACCCATAAACCTTCTGCGCCCGCTTCATCATAGCTACCAGATCGTCAGGCCCCTTCCCGACATAGCTAAGAGCGCGGTCAGCATCACCAATAGGCTTGCAAGCAAACTCACCGTTACTAGATTTGATATGGGCAATCGCATCATCGTAAGACGAGAAACGGGTATATGGAAGCACCTTAATGCCGTGATCCTCAAGCACCTGCTGACCCACGCACCGGTCGAGTTCCCAAGCCGCAGCGGCCTTGTTGGCCCCGAATATCGGGTAGCCCTTCGCATAATAGTCCTCCATCTCCCAGCCATACTTGGCTGATGCAGTACACATGATGAGGTCAGCCCAGCGCATCCACTGGCGCCAATCCTTAACCCGGTTCGTCAGGCCCATGCCGATGTTAGGCCGCTTACCCGGAGAGAGGTAGTGCTTAACATCATGGCCTGCCGCCTGACTCCTGACGCAGAAGTCCACCCCCGTCCCATACACATCAATCATTAGAATCTTCATTGCGCATCCCTCTTCGCATCAGCCCGTGCATTGGCCTTGTTCGTCCGTTCTAACCACTTCTGCGTTTTCTCGACCTGTTCCCGGCTGGGATTATTAATCCCAAACTGTTGCAAGATAATCTGCTTAACAGACTTCTTGCCCGAGTTATACGACTGCACCAACGCCAACGGCGCCAGTTGCTTCTCCAGATACTTATCCAACCCAGTCCCGCCGCTACCATAAATCTTCTTACCCGTGAACGAGTCCTTGTCGCTTGCCAATTCCCCGGCCATCTTAAACGCAGGGCTAGACGGGAACGCCGTCCCCATGATCTGGGTAGCATCCTTCTTCCCTACGAAAGCATCGTGGACAAGGGTAGGGATAGTAGCAGGGCCATAGCGAGTCGCAGTGGCGTTCGGATTCCCTGTGACAGTCGCGGCCATCTTGTCCATAATATGCGGATAAACGAAGAAGGAAATGAAAGCAGTCGCAGCGATCTGATCCAAAGCCTTAGCTCGTTGAAGGGCATTAAGTCCCTTGTCGGTTCGAGTAAGGTCAGTAAGCATATGGCCGTAAGAAGCCATACGGCCATAGTCGTAACGTCCAAAAGCAGCGATGGCCGGATTACGGAGCGCAAGACTAAGACCACGACTGCCAAGCACTCGATTGGGAACACGATAGTTCGGCACGTGCTTTTCCACGTCCGCCACTGCCTCTGCCACTGTATACCCCGCACGTTCCTTCTCCAAGTAGGCTTGCATCATGATGACATCGTTGGTGAACCAGAGCGACTTACGGGATGTGCCGTAGACGGCCTTGACCCATGCGGCGGGGTTGGCGTAGCCGAATGACTTTGCCAACGAGCCCGCTGCCGGATCGGAGCCGACCTTCTTCAACACCGTCTCGAAGAAGTCATTCGTGTAGACACTCGGGTACATCAACCCCGCACCTTCATTCAGGTACTTCATGTAATTGTGGTCCTTATTCCAGACTGCTTTCCATGCGTCGACAGTGGTGGTGGTCAGGTTCGGGTTCAACGCCCTGCCTGCCTCTTTGCCCAGCGCCACCACATTGCCCACCAGCCCCTTCGCCACGACCGAGTGCGTCAGCACGTTCATGATGTGAGTGAGCGGGTTGAAGAATAGACTCCCCACCACAAACCGAGTCAACTTCCCAAGCCTGTCGACAAGATCACCGTGTACCGTGCCCTTAAAGTCTTCAAAAGTTTCCGCCATCTGCGGATGCATCTTCCACCCTTCGAACTGACGCGTCCCTGGCATGTCAACAGTACGCCAGTCTGCGGGCGCGGCCGACGTTGCAGGCCTTGCCATTTGCAGGAACTCAGGCGTGGTCTTAATGTTCTCAATCGCTTGCGCATTGATGAGGGCCTTCTGCATGTCGACGTTCGCTTGGACAACAGCAGCAACCGGGTCCTTGTGGTATCGAGAGTTGGTGTTGGCCTCGATTTCCTTGACGGTTGCATCGCCTTTCTTTGCCCACGTTGCACCTTGAACTGCGACTCCACCTTTGCCATCTTCGACTCCACTCGCAATGCGCTGGTTGTTCTTATAGAGGATGACCCGATCCGTCTGCGGGTCC